TAGCTTCAAGGTTCGGTAGCAAGGTTCGAAACTTAATGAACACCAAGGAGTACAAACAAATATTTGGAAATGTTACACTACGGGAAGATTCAAAAGCAAAAGGCCGTTGGGAGACTAATCATGGGGGTGAATACTTTGCAGCGGGGGTTGGCGGTTCTATCACAGGACGAGGGGCGGATCTTTTGATTATTGATGACCCACACACTGAACAAGACTCAATGTCTGATTCAGCAATGGATCGTGCTTACGAATGGTATAGCTCTGGTCCTAGACAACGTTTACAACCTGGTGGTCGAATATTGGTGGTCATGACCCGGTGGGCGGTAGACGATCTCACTGGTCGTTTAGTGAAGGCTCAATCAGAACCAAAAGCGGATAAGTGGAACGTGATAGAGTTTCCTGCAATTCTACCAAACGATAAACCTGTGTGGCCTGAGTATTGGTCTAGAGAAGATCTAGATTCAGTGAAAGCCTCAATCTCTACAAAGAACTGGAACGCTCAATACATGCAGGACCCAACTTCAGAAGAGGGAGCGATTATAAAACGTGAATGGTGGCAAGACTACGATAAAGATTACCTCCCTAAATTACTACATGTGATACAAAGTTATGATACTGCATTTTCAAAAAAAGAATCTGCAGATTATTCAGCAATCACCACCTGGGGGATATTTGAACCTGTAGAGGGATATGAAAAATGTATTATACTTTTAGATGCTCAAAAGGGTAGATATGATTTTCCAGATTTAAAAAATTTAGCCCTAGAGCAATTTAGATACTGGGAACCAGAGACAGTGATAGTTGAAGCCAAAGCAAGTGGTCAACCGCTAATTCATGAGCTTAGACGTGCAGGTATACCTGTTATTGATTATGTGCCTGCAAGAGGAAGAGACAAGCATACACGTATAAATAGCTGTGCTCCAGTGTTCGAGTCTGGAATGGTTTTTGCTCCATTAGATGAGCACTTTGCTCAAGAAGTAATTGAGGAATGTGCTGCATTCCCTAATGGTCAATATGATGACTATGTTGATTCTATGACCCAAGCTGTGTTAAGATATCGACAAGGTGGATTTGTAAGTACCTATTCT